TGCTGGACAAGGATCTCCAGGAAATGGATCTGGCGGTGGAGGTGGAACCGGTGGACAAAATAGAAGTGGAGGAGGATCTGGAACTTACGGAAATCCAGGAGGAGCTAATCCGGGGGGTGGAAACTACGCTGGAGGTGGCGGCGGAGGCGCTGGAGCGACAGGTGGAAGACCAAACGGAGGTAACGGATCTAGTACAGGATCTTTTCCAAGTTCTTACGGGTCTAGTGGTACATTCGCTGGTGGCGGCGGAGCTGGAGCTCACGAATATTCTGGCGGTCCAAATCCAGGCGGATCTGGCGGCGGAGGAGCTGGTGGAGGTTCTGGAGCAAAAGGTGGACAAGGAACAGATGGATCTGGATCTGGTGGAGGAGGTTCCTCTACAAAAGGTTCTCACCAACAAGCTGGTGGAGACGGTGGAAACGGAGTTGTTCTTATAAGAGAACTATCTGCTGATGCTGATGTAAAAGGTATATTTGATTTAAAAACTCAGTATACTGCCATAAAAGCTGGAAACTGGATATAATATTATTTGCTTTTATCTTAGTTAAAAGATAAACCCTATTTAAAAGAAAGCTATGAATTTAAAATATTATTATTGGTGGTTTAAAAATGCCGTGCCAGAAGTAATTTGTGATGACATTATTAAACACGGAAAAGAGCAACTACAACTTGGTATAACAGGTCAATTTGGAGATCAAAATTCTCAAGAAGAGGTTAAAAATTTAACACCATCTCAAGTAAAAGATTTAAAAGAAATAAGAAATTCTAATATTAGTTGGTTGAGTTATCCTTGGATATACAATGAAATAATGCCCTATATCAATGAAGCAAATGAATCATCGGGTTGGAACTTTCAATTTGATTATAATGAAGCATGTCAGTTTACAACTTACTCAAAAGACCAACACTATAGTTGGCATTGTGATGCTTGGAAAGAACCTTATTCTAATGAACATCAACATAAAGAACATAAAAATAAAATAAGAAAACTATCCTCTATAATTCTTTTAAATGACTCTTCTGAATACTCTGGTGGTGAATTAGAGTTTGATTTTAGAGATTCTAAAGAAGGGCCTAGTTTAACTCTAGCAAAAGAAATTTATAGAAAAGGAGACATGGTAGTTTTTCCATCGTTTGTATGGCATAGAGTAAAACCTGTTTTAAAAGGACAAAGATACTCTTTAGTTGTTTGGAGTATTGGAAACCCTTATGTATAAAAAAATAGATAATTTTATTTCAAAAGAAAAATTTAAAGACGTGCAAGAAGTTATGATGTCAGAAAATTTTAATTGGTTTTTTCAAAACTATGTTGTTAAAGAGGGCACTTCAAAACAAGATGATTATTTTTTTAGTCACATATTTTTTAATGAAAAATTAGGAGTAAATAGTCCACACTATGGTTTTGTGTTACATCCAATTTTTCAAGTTTTAAACGCTAATAAAATTATTAGAGTAAAGGCTAATTTGTATATAAATCATAATAAAAAAATAGAACACGAGTACCATATTGATTATCCTAATTTAAAACATAAAGTAGCTTTGTTTAGTATTAATACTAATAATGGATATACCGAGTTAGAAAACATAGGAACTTTTAACTCTGTTGAAAATAGAATGTTGATATTTGATGGGGATATTAAACACAGATCAGTAACACAAACTGATTGTAAAAGAAGAATTAATATTAATATAAATTTTATATGAAAGTTATAATGGGAGAAAAATCAAATAAATTTTTTATAAATAATAATTATGATGTTATTGAACAAGCCATTAATCCTAGTTTAGCTTTATTTGTTTACAATTATTTTAGATTAAAAAAACAAACTCATAAAGTTTTATTAGATAATGGATATATAAGTAAATTTAACAATTTACTTGGGACAATATCTGATAGTCAATGTCCAGGTGCGTACGCTCACTACGCAGACAATGCAATGGAAATTTTATTAATGATGGTAAAACCAACCATAGAAAAATTTACTGGATTAAATTTAATTGAAACTTACTCTTACGCTAGATTATATACAAAAGGAAATGAATTAAAAAGACACACAGATAGAATTAGTTGTGAAATATCAGCGACTATGAATTTAGGTGGAGATCTGTGGCCTATATTTGTTGATCCAACAAAACAAAAAAATCAAAAAGGTGTTGAGGTGAATTTAAACGCTGGAGATTTATTAATCTATAAAGGCAATATTCTTGAACATTGGAGAGAGCCGTTTGATGGTAATGAATGTTGTCAAGTATTCTTACATTACAATGATGTAGACAAACAAGGTAAAGATAATAAATTTGATGGCAGACCTTATTTAGGACTACCCGGACAGTTTAGGTCTAAATGATACTTTTTCAAAAAGATAATTTTATAGACTCAACAACATTGTTTCCAAAAATTAGACAACTTAAATTTTTTGATAAGATAAGTAGTAAGGGACAGTGGCCAGGTTTTAGGACTAAAGATTTAAAAAATTCTTGCCCTGAAATATTTAATGAAATTAAAGAGTCTATTAAAAAATTAGAACTACCTTTTTTAAAAAATACTACATTTAAAATGTATGCTCATGTTCGTTTAAAAAAAGATAATCAAAATGATTTTATCCACACAGACACAGCAAACAACACAATCTATTCTGGTCTTATATATTTAAATAAAACTAATTTAGATTCTGCTACTTTATTTTATGATGAAAAAGATAACATCATACATGGTGTTAAATATGTACAAGATAGATTAGTTATATTTTCTTCTGCTTATAGACACATGTCTTTTAATAATTTTGGAGATGATATTGATAATGGACGTGTAACTTTAAATTTATTTTTTAAAAATGAAGATAGTAAAACAATTTAAAAAACATAATCAATTAAAAGATAATCTTTTAGATTTAATAGATAAAATGCCTGTGGTAAAAGAAGAGTATAAAGATGCCGATAAAATAACAAAAACAGATTGGAGAATACCTAAAGATTGGAATAGAGAATATTTAAATTACTTTTATAAAAATATTGAAGATCATATGTTGATGTTGTGTGATGAGTTTAAATGTTTAAATTGGACTATACAAAATGGATGGTTTCAACAATACGGTAAGGGGGATAAACATCATTGGCATAATCATTCTGGTTGTCAGTTTTCAAACGTCTATTATTTAGAATTGCCTGATACAAATATGAAAACAGAGTTTTTAAATGAGCAAGATATTAGTGTAAAAGAAGGAGACATTATAACTTTTTCATCTCACTTATTTCATAGATCAAAACAGAATAACTCTAATCTTAGAAAAACTGTAATAGTTTTTAATTCATGTTTTGAAGACTGGAGTGGAGAATGATTGTATTAGATAATTATATTAAGGATAAAATTTTATTAAATAAAATTAAAAATAATTCAGTATTTCTTGAGACGGGATTTATGTGGTGGGATGGATGGTGGTCTTCTTCATGTAATACTTTAAAGAAAAATTTAATAGAATATATCTGGAAAGATAACTCACCATGCTTTTATGATAATATTAAAGGTTTTGAGTATTGGTGCAATACTCTTAAAAAGGGTCAGGGGCTACCTATTCACTTTGATAAAGATGAAAAAATATATGAAGATACTAAGAAAATAGTAGGTCCCACCGTTGGATGTATTTATTATCCTTTTGACAATCACATAGAAGGTGGTTATCTTGAAATATACCCTAAAGGTAAAAATAAAGAACCTGAGAGGTTAGTGCCTAAATTTAATAGACTAGTGGTTTTTGATACAGGATCATGTGAACATGGAGTATCAATCGTGAACCAAGGAACACGAATCTCCGTAGCTATTAACTTATGGACTAAAATACCCTCTGGTTTACAAATAGACAATTAAAGGGCTTTTTGATATAAGCGGTAATTATGCTACAAAAAATAGGTTTTCAGCCAGGTATTAATAAACAAATCACACCCACAGGAGCAGAAGGTCAATGGATTGACTGTGACAATGTTAGGTTTCGTTATGGTATACCTGAAAAAATAGGTGGTTGGAATCAATTAGGTACTCAAAATGAAAATGAGCTTACTGGAGCAGGTAGAGGCTTACACCATTTTATAAATAGTTTAGGTAGAAGATATGCCATCATAGGGACTAACAGGATTTTATATGCGTATTCAGGAGGTGTGTTTTATGACATACACCCTATTGAAACAACGACCACTCTTACAAGTGCTTTTAGCACAACGAACGGATCTTCTACAGTTACAATAACTTTTTCTAGTGCACATAATATGGTGCCTGGAGATATTTTGTTGATGGATAATTTTACGACGATTACGGATTCTAATTTTGGATCATCTAATTTTGACGATAAAAAATTTATGGTCACCACAACTCCAACCAACACTACCATAACAATAACTATGGGATCTAATGAAAGTGGTTCTGGAGCAACTACATCAGGAGGTATTAGAATACAAAAATATTATACTGTTGGACCTGCTGTTCAAGCAAAAGGTTTTGGTTGGGGATTAGGATCTTGGGGAGGTGAAGCAGCTGGAGCAATCTCAACAACTTTAAATGGGGCTCTTTTAGATGATACCGCAGGGACTGCAGGATCAGGAACATCTATTACATTAACAGATACAACCAACTTTCCATCCTCAGGTACAAATTTTATTCAAGTTGGTAATGAAGAAATTTCTTACACAGGAGTTTCTGGGAACAATCTAACAGGTATAACAAGAGCAGTTAGAGGTTCTACAAGATCCTCACACTCTGACGGTGCGTCGGTAAAAAATTCATCTGACTATGTTGCATGGGGTGAAGCTGCATCAGGAGACTTAGTTCTTGAACCAGGAATGTGGTCGTTAGATAATTTTGGTGATAAAGCAATTTGTCTAATACACGACAGTGCAGTTTTTTCTTGGGACTCTAGTTTATCAAATGCTACATCAACAAGAGCATCAATTATAACTGGTGCACCTACAGCATCAAGACACATGATAGTATCCACACCAGACAGACACTTAGTATTTTTTGGAACTGAAACAACAATTGGAACACCATCCACACAAGATGATATGTTCATAAGATTTTCAGACCAAGAAGATATTAACACTTACACACCAACAGCAACTAATACAGCTGGAACACAAAGATTAGCTGATGGATCACAAATCATGGGAGCTATAAGAGGTAGAGATGCCATATACATTTGGACTGACACTGCTTTATTTACACAACGTTTTGTAGGTCAACCATTTACATTTGCATTCGCACAAGTAGGAACCAACTGTGGATTAGTTGGACAGAACGCCTGTGTTGAAGTTGATGGTGCTGCATATTGGATGTCAGAGAATGGTTTTTTTAGATATGCTGGTAAATTAGAATCACTACCTTGTTTAGTAGAGGACTTTGTTTATGATAGTATAAATTTA